AATGTCAACAAATACGTTACAAAATCAAAAAACTGTTCAAACGTAGGAGAACTAAAAAATGAGAATGGCAGAACAAATACCAGTAAGTCCATTGGTTCACAAAAAAAGTAAACGAATGGATAAAAAGCGGGTTTTGACAAGCGGTGATGCTGGTAAAGTTATCCCGATTAGTTTTACGCCATTGTTACGCATGGATCAAGTTACGCGTGGTGAGTATGTTGTCAATGTGGAAATGATGGAAACTGCCGAAAGATTGGCTTCAGGAATTTCTGTTTGTTTTTATGCGCATTTTTGGCCGTTTCTTGCCGCTGAACGTTTTGACGGAATGGATAATTTTAACCGTAGTTATCAAAAAGTTGCTGAGACTTCGGGTAGTGTTACGCCATTTTTTGAAACGGTTAATTATTCTGCAAGTGATGAGTTTTGGTTAACATTGGGTGTCCATGCTGCTGCGGGTGGCGCTATTAATGCTTCGCCACTTGAAGCGTATAATGGCATTGTTAATCATAGACGAAAAGCACGTTCTAAAAGTTTGCCATTACGGACAAAACATGATGCAACTTTAGCGGAAGCGTTTTGGCGTAACAATAGTATGTCTCATATTGTGGCAGATTTTGACCAGGCGAAACTGGACGGTGAGGTACCTATTACCGGGTTAAATTTTGGAGGTCTGACCACTGACCATAAAACTGATAGTTTTAACGGTTTTTATTTACCGGGCGGTGATGATCCAGGTGCTACAAATTCGAATGGCAAATATATTTGGGATGATATTTCGATGGAAATGTCAAGTTCAGGTGCAACTTTGTCATTAGCAAATATCGAAATGGTTAAAAAGACTGCGGCTTTTGCGCGTATTAGGTCAAATTATGATGGCATTGATGATGATCATGTAATTGATTTATTAATGGATGGTACGTCTGTTCCTGATGAAATGAGCAAACAGCCAATTCTTTTGGCAAAGTCTGAGAGCCAATTCGGATATAGTCAAAGATATGCAACTGATGCAGCAAATCTGGACGAAAGTTTAACGAATGGTATAGCCCAAGGACGTATGAAAATTCGTTGTCCTCAAACAAACACAGGCGGGATTGTGATGATTACCGCCGAAATAGTTCCTGAGCAATTGTATGAAAGAAAAAAGGATTATTTTCTTTATGCAACAGATACAGATCATTTGCCTTCTACATTGAGAGACGAATTAGATCCAGAAAAAGTGTCGGTCGTGAAAAACAGTCACGTAGACGTTTTACATTCAAATCCGGACAACACTTTCGGATATAGCTATCTCAATCACGAATGGGATAGAAATTTAGTCAATGTTGGTGGCAAATATATTCGTCCAGTGAATGACGCTTTCGATGAGGACAGACAAAAGATCTGGACAACTGAGGTTTCTGATCCGGCATTAAATGCTGATTTTTTGTTAAGCGGAACGCTTCATAAAAAGGTTTTTGCTGATAGTGTGGCTGATAGTTTTGAAATTACCGCTTTAGGTGGTATGGAAATATCAGGATACACGGTTAGAGGTCAGGCGTTGCAAGAAGCTACTGCCGATTATTCGACAATCATTGCTGATGTTGAAACAGCTCGTATATCAAAATAGAGGTGACTGAAAATGAAAACGTTTAAAAACGGTCCTGTCTCGGGCTGGAGAGTGTACGATCTAAAAGATGTTATGCATTTTGGAACAAATAAGCCGAGACATGTGAAATTTGGGGTTATTAGTAATTCCACTGTAGAGGTTTGGGTGAGTGATAACGAGGCCTTACTTGAACCTCGTTTAATGGCGGCAAGTTCGGAAAAAATGCAAGTTGAATTCACAATAGACAATGATTGTTGGGTTCAAATTAGGGCTCAAAAGGGATCAAAAACTTTTGTTAATCTTCCTGATTTGGATCAAAGTTTGGCGAATAACGGCTTGGAAACCTACACAGTTATTGAACCAAGGCTTAACAATACATCTGAATTTGACAGGATGATGCAAATTGTCAAATTTAATGAGCGTCAACGTGAAGCCCTTATGGCTCAAGAGCGTGCGGATATGCAAGCTAGGCTTGCAGAATTAGAAGCTAAGGCCAATTCTCCCGTGGCTGAAGACGTGCCCAGCACATCGGACTTGGTTGAACCTCCACAGTCTGAGGATGTTAGTTAGGCCGTTATTAGGCTTCTTTCGCTGGCTGCGATGGCTAGATCGCGGCCAGCTTCCAGTTAGCCCTAGGGACGATTTGGAATATCCAATCGAAACCCTAAAATCTCGTGATTATCAACAAGCCGCTCACTCGTTGAGTGAGCCGGCTCCTGATTTTTTGATTGTGGTACAAAAGCAAAGGGGAAATGAGGATTGGCAGGGAGTACACCCTGACATAAAGCGGTTCTGGTTAGCATTCATAAAGGCTATGGATGAAAGGAGTATTCCTTTTTACGCCTTTGAATTAATGAGATCAGAAGCGCGTCAACAAATATTATTTGAGCGTGGCCGAAGCAAAGCGAAGCCTGGTCAAAGCCCACACCAGTACGGTTTAGCAATCGATACAGTTCATTGCACGCGTTTCTGGGGTTTATCCCATAAGGAATGGCAGGTTGTTGGCGTAATCGGTAAAGAAGTTGCGCGTAAGTGCAACATAAAAATGACATGGGGCGGGGATTGGAAATTCTTCGATCCCGTGCATTGGCAGTTGAGAAACTGGAAAGAATACAAAGATGCGCATGATTATGCTCAGGCGCAAAAAATGATTATTCCGGATGGAACAAACCAAAAGTTTTGGTTTTTGGAAAAAATCATTGCTGAGCGAAAAAAGGCGCGAAAGAAAAAGCGGAAGAATGGAGCGTGAAGTTATCCACGTCCCTACGAAACTCAATATATTCAGTAGGGGGGTGGATAACTTTGAATATCCCCCTTCTCGTTAAGGGTATGCAGTTAGTGACACAACTATGAGGCACAAAATGAAAAATTGTAATAATTGTGGGCAACGACACGATACAAAATTTAAGTGTTGCGAGGATTGCCGTCGTGAATGGCGTCTCCAATATAGTAATCGGCCTTCTGCGACGTATGTCAAGAGAATTGCAGATTTAGAAAATGAATTAGCAACTTTAAGGAAAAAACTTCGTGTGCTTGTCCCCAGTGATCATTAATGGTGTTGAAGTAGTTTGTCGTAACTGCTGGCAATGTAAAAAAGACCGTATCAATTCGTTGGTAGGTCGGTGCATTGCCGAAAAAATGTACTCAAAAAGTACATTGAGTGTAACGCTGACCTATGGGGGAGGGGATACACACAACTCAACTACGATAGTTTATGACGATGTGCAGTTGATGTTAAAACGGCTGCGAAAAGATTTCGAGGTTCGATATATTGTTGCTGGCGAATACGGTTCTAAAAAAGGTAGGGTACATTTTCATTGTATCCTTTTTTTTAAGGCCGTAAAAAATAAAAAGGCCGTTATTCCATATATTATGGATAAACGGCTTGAATGGAAATATTGGCAAAAAGGGCCAAGGTTTAATAGAAAACCTATTGGGTTTTGTTATTTCCAAAAGCCTGATTGGCAAGGGTTAGCTTATGCGTTAAAATATGCGATAAAAGATCAAGATCAGCGGTCGGTATCTTCACATCTCGCAATGTCTAAAAAACCTTTATTAGGTTATGAGTATTTGCGGGATTTAGCACAAACGCACGTGGACCACGGTTTACCGCCACGAAGCTATAAATATAAATTCAATGATATAAAGGATAGTAAAAATAGGATACGCTCATTTTTAATGACAGGCGAAAGCCGTAATTATTTTATGAAGGAATTTAATGAACGATGGATGTTAAAATATGGTAAAGAGCCAATAAGCGAATTGAATGATGAATATTTAGACCGAGTGACAGAGCGTGAATTTACGGATCAGGAAATTATTAAGCGTATAAATTATAAACCAGTGAGATACATACAGCCATGGCCGGATGTTAAAGACGACACTGAGTTTATGAAAAGCGATTGGATTTATGCAGAATATCAAGGAATTCCTATAACCATCTGGAAGATGGGGGAAAAATTGGAAATTTATCAAGGGAATGACAAATGGCGCGTAGAAAATCCAGAGCAAAAAAGAGTAATATTAAAAAGCGCAGTTATCAAGCGCCGTCAAAAGTACGGCGACTTTCTGCGCGAGCAACTCCGATAAGAAATAACAACGTACTACGAGCAATTTCGATAAGAAATAACAACGTACTACAAGCTGTTGAAAGAACTAACTTATTTGTACAACCTCGAAGGCTGGGGCTTGTTCCGCAGCCAGTTGAAATAAAAGGGCGACCTGTTGAAAAAAACTATGTGCCTGACGATAGGAGGTCGGCTATTAAAAGGACGCGCACCAGTTGTAAACAGCGCCCAGATTCAAATAAGAAACAAATATCAAAACGATATGCTGGAAATGGCTTGACACGTGATTATATTCCGTGGTGTAAACGATCTTAAGTTGTTTGATCTTTAGGAGGTAGTTACATTGTTAACTAATCGCATAATAAGTATTATGATGATACACACTTTAAGGGGTTTTAATGCTTAAAGTGATATTACTTGAGGTTGCTAAACCTTTGATACGACGAATTGGGTCGATTGCAAGCGGAGCGTTAGTAGCGACCTCAATGACATCGGACCAGATCAATCAAATTGAAACTTATGCTGTAGCGTTGGCTCTGCTTTTGGTTGATTTGGTTTTATCTAAATTGGATAGGGAGACAAAATAAAATGTCATTTTTTGCAGGAGCATTAGCTTTAGGAAAAACTTTTTTTGGCTCTAGTGTTGGAAAGATGGTTGGAACAGCCGTGATAAATCGCGCTTTGCAACCTAAACCTCAGCCTGCGGTTTTACGTTATGCTACGCAAACGGAAACGAATGACGCTAATTTAGAGGTTATGCGTCAGAAGGCAGAAGAAGCTGGTTTTAATCCACTAACTGTACTTAGGGCAGGGGGGATTAACGCCTATTCAACCCGCACAACAAATATTCCTAGTTATGCACCGCAATTAAGCAAAGGTCCAAGTTATTTGTCTATTGCAGCGGGAGCAGCTGCAAAAAGTTATTTTAATAGACCTACAGAGGAGCAAAAGGCGTCACAGGCTCTTAAAATAGCTCAGCAGTACGCTGACTTAGATTATACTAGGGCTATGACTACTAGCGCTCGGAACGCAGGTAGCGACGTGGCAATGACACCTGATGAGCTTTTATTGGCAGCTGCCAATCGACCAGTTACTGATGGCAGTTTAGATGATTGGGGTAGGCCTATTCTTATACCTCCAACTGAAAGAATAATGAAGTGGAGAGGTGTTAAGGATCAAACAACAGGTAAGGTTGTTTATATTGTTGATCCAGAATTAACAGAAAGTGGTCCGCAAGAAATGACGACTGGTCTGGCTACACTTAAAGCCGCAACTATCGCGGCAGACAAAGGTATATATCCGGAATTTGAAAGTGTTTATCCTCCATTGGCCAGTATTAAAAATAGGTGGCCAATGAAAATTCAGGAATTCAACAGGTACATGGATGAATTTCAATGAGTTGTAAGAAATGTCAACAAATACGTTACAAAATCAAAAAACTGTTCAAACGTAGGAGAACTAAAAAATGAGAATGGCAGAACAAATACCAGTAAGTCCATTGGTTCACAAAAAAA